GGGCAGAACAGAGCAGAAAAGCGTTTGACAAATGAAGAGATTGAAGTTGGAGATAAAGTTAGCTTTAATCATCCAATGACGGCTGCTCCTGGGAATTTCATGAAAAAAATTGGAACAGTACACAAAGTTGAAGACGATACTGTACATGTTAAAGTTAAAAGCAAATATGGTGTGATGACTCATAAGAAAACCGCAAGCGAACTCACTAAAGAAGAAGTTGAGTTGGATGAAACTCCAGCATGGACACGCAAAGAAGGTAAGAATCCAGAAGGCGGGCTGAATCGTAAAGGTATTGCATCTTATCGTGCTGCAAATCCTGGTTCTAAATTATCTATGGCTGTTACTACGCCGCCATCTCAATTAAAAGCCGGCTCAAAAGCAGCTAATCGTAGAAAATCATTCTGTGCTAGAATGGGCGGAATGCCAGGTCCCATGAAAGATGAGAAGGGTGAACCAACTCGTAAAGCATTATCACTAAGAAAATGGAATTGTTAACAAAATAATAGGAGAAACAAATGTTCGGAGATAAAATCGCACAGTCGGTTGCTGAGGCTGTAAAAAAAGTTTTAGCAACAGAGAAATTACATCCTAATCAACAAAAATTGGATGTACATGAACCTGAAAAAGATAAATTGACAAGAAAAGATTTTGAAATGCTTCGGTCTAATAAGAAACCAAAGAATGAAGCATTTGATCCACTCAAACATGTCAAAAATCCATCACCTGCTGTTAAGACCGCTGCTAAGGATGTTAAGCGTGGTAGTTATGCTGACCGTGCTGCATTGATGAAGGCTGGCGGTGTTAAAGATGACCGCGGTCCTCGTGGCGTGACAAAAGAAGAAGTTGAAGAAGCTGTAGAAAGTCCATTCACATCTTACAAAAAACCTAGAGAAATAGAATCACGTGGCGGTTCTGGCATCAAACAAGGAACTCGGTACGGTGGCGGAAAACAAAAAGATGTACCTGCTCAAGATGAAGCACCAAAAACGAAAAAGCCTAAAGGTATGATGAATTTCAAAGAAATGTTCGGAGAGTAAAATGAAAATACAGTCAAATGCTATGGATAGAATTAGACAATTGCAAAACAGAAGTTTACGAGAAACTGTTGGTTTGCAAGAAGCTCCTTCTACTCCAGCCGAAAACAAAGCTAAAGCAGACGAATTCGTCAGGAAGCAAGCAGAAAAGTTGGCTGCCCGGACCGCGGAACGGGAAAAAATTATTAAACAGACACCTAGGGTTCTTGGTACTAATGCGGCAGTGAATGCGAGTAACAAAACATCCGATCAAATCAGAACCGGGTTAAATGCCGTAAAAACCGTTGTCAAGGATATTGTTGCGCCGCCAGGACAAAAAATTGCTGATAAGCCAACAAGAGTTGAGCCAACTTTAGATGTGGATAAAAAACTTTCTTCAGGAGATAATAAGTCAACAAGAGTTGAGCCAACTTTAGATGTGGATAAAAAACCTGAATCAAAAACTGGGAGCGCCAGCGAAAAAGGCACACCATTCAACAAAGTATTGAATCCTAATAATCCATCAACGGAACCTGGAAGTTTACGAAATAAAGTGAATGCAGCAAAAGCAGCATCAGCAGCATCAGAAGTTAAATCACCTAGGCTTAAAAGATTTAGTATAGGTGCAGGGCTGGCCATGATGGTGCCGGCAGCAATTGAATTATATCAAAATAGAAACAAGGATAAAGAAAAACCAGCAGAACCTGAGCCAGCGAAACCAGCAGCATCAGCGCCAGCATTGCCAGCAGCACCTGCCACTAATGCCAGAGCTAATTTTGCAGCCACCGATTCAAGAAAAGATGCCATGGCAGCTAATGTTGAACCAGTAAAAGCGAAACAAGTTAGACCTGATAATGGTGATAGTGGAAGTTCTGGAAGTGTTGCTGGCAAAAAAATTGACGCCAATACTCCACAATATAAACAACCAACAACACCGCCAGCAGAAAAACAAGAACCAGCGGCGCCACCACCGCCAACACCGCCAGCGCCAGTAAAAGCAACACCGCCACCACCGCCAGCGCCAGCAGCAGTAAAAAAGCCAGTAGTAGTAAAAAAAGAACCACCGCCAGAACCATACCCAAAATCACGAGATTATGAATATAACGACAAGACCAGTCCGAGCGCCGCTAATGTTCCATTGGGTGGCACAATTAGTGGTTTTGATGATAATGACAGAGAAAAGGTAAAAGCTTTTAAAGCCAAAGCGGATAGAGAAGATGCAGAAAAATCACGAATAAAAAAATTATCCGGAGCAATCTACTCCGACGAGTCTGTACAATCTAAAGCAAGAAGTGCATCTTTTGTTTTTGAAAAAATTAGAAATATAACAGAAGGTCGCCCATCTCAGCGTCATCCATTAGAAGGTCATGATTACCACAAAAAATCTAATGATGAATTAATTTATATTGCTAAAGATGCACATAAAGCGGCTGAAGCAATGAAGGGCCATAATACTACAGCAGAAAACAAATATCGTGACCAAGCAAACGATTCTGCTACTGTCCGGTACTACCGTCAAAAAAGTGGTATGCCGGACTGGTATAAAAAGAAGTATGGTCATATGAAAGAGGATGTGATGGAAGCAAAAGAAAAGACTGAGTATGATTACGAAGGTGACATGGCTCGTGGTCAGTTGCAAAGCATTATCAGCAATGCACAGAAAGTACATGACATGCTAGAAGATAATGACAATCTTGCTGAGTGGGTACAATCAAAGATTACTCTTGCTGAAGATTACATTTCAACAGTTGCTAATTATATGATGAGCGAAGTTGATGAAGAAGTGCAAATTGATGAACTATCTTCCGAGCTTCTAGGACGCTATAAAAAATCTTCTGGTGCTCAAGCATCCGCTGCTGATAAATCTGGTGACTATGCTAAAGCTAACAAACGGTTTAGTGGCATTATGAAAGCAACCAAAAAGCAATTTGCTAACGATACTAAGCAAGGTGTGGCGGAAGGTGCAACCGGCGCAAAACCAGGTTTTATGTTGAGACAAGATCCAGCTCTAGCAGAGTGGATTGATGAAGCAGGTCCTGGTTTATGGGCAAACATTCATGCAAAGCGCCAACGAATTAAGCAAGGTTCAAAAGAGCGTATGAGAAATCCTGGCGAAAAAGGTGCACCAGAATCTGGTGCATTAGAAAAAGCAAGAGGCACGAATGAAGAAGTAAAAGGTGAATATGAACGCAAAGTTGACAAATATTTGAAAAAGAAATATACACCAGATGATAACAAACCACCATTTGACGCACCTTATGCTAAAATGCCAAAAGCTGATAAATCTGGTGCAGTACATTCACCAATGTCAAGAGCAAAACATCTCGCTAAGATGGCAGGTAGAAAACAAGCAGGAATCAAAGAGGATTCACATGATGGACAAGATAATATTAATACACCCGCTAAAAGGTCTTTATCTAAGACTGCAGGAATGGTTAAAAGTATTTTAAAGGGTGCAAAAACTAAAAATAAAAATTTAGATAAATTTGAAAGCGATCCAGAATTATCTTCACAAATAGTCAAACAAGAATAATTCATAAATATAACAATAAACAATAAGGAGATTAAAATGGCTTTATGGACTAATTCAGATGCAGCCAATGGTGCACCAAAAATAATTGGTGTTGCTGGTGTAAATAACGCAAGTGGCTCAGATATGTATGGTAATACACAAATTGCAGCATTTAATACGGGTTTACGGGAAACTGCTGGTGTTTTCGGTGTAAGTACAACTGAACAAACAGTATCAGAAACTTCAAATACACACCCACAACATGCGGGTTGGGTTTTGGTTACCAGAGGTACAGGACCAATTATTAGTGTTACAGCAAATACTTCTGCTGTTACAACTAATGGCGCACTAACTTTAACCGGCGGTGGATCAGGTGCTACACAGGCTAATGTTTATATTTCGGTTAATGCTCAAGGGTATGTTGTAAATTCAGCAATTCAAATTAATCCAGTTAATGATTTTATTGGTGGTAATTACTTAACTGTTCCAACACATGCAGCGGCAGGAAATGCAGTATTTACCTTCACTCTAGGTGGTCGTGCTGGTCGTAGTCAAACCGAAACTTTAGTTGCTATGGGCAGTTTAGGTAATGTTAATGCTACAGGTATTGCTACCGCACTATTCGTTGCAGATAATGCTGCTGACAATGCAATTTTCCCAAATAGTTAATGTTAAACTTTACATCATTTTTGACTGAGGAAATAGAATTTGGTCAAGCAGTACAAGCACATGAACCCACAGGTAAAGAATCTTTATCTGTGGAAAATCCAATGTTTGTTGCAAAGATAAATTCAAATTTTAAAATAGAATTAAATGATGTTTTTTTGTCTCCAGAATCTGGATTTCAAAAAATTCGTAAGGTATTGCATAAATTTGGTTTAGACATGCCAGCAATGTATGATATGGAACCAGATGGCGATGAGATTGTATTAGATGTTGCTCAATTTGGTGATGCATCTTTAGGCACAGGATTACTTTACATATTGTATCTTTTAGGTGATGAAGGCTATTATCAGTTTTATTCTGAAATTACAAATGAATCGGGAATAGAAGAATTGATTTCTTCTGGCCTTGAGGAGGAAGACGAAGATTAATAATGTATTTTGATGATTTGAACAGTGAGAATTATATGCTATATGCAGTTAAAGCTTACGATAAACCAAATTGTATTATGAGTGAATTTAAAGAAGATATGAAAAGATTTAATTATCTTAAAAAATTATTTCATAGATATCGTGAATTTGGTGAACTGCGTGAGAGACTTGTAATAAATCATTTAGTTGTTATGTATAATGTTTTTGGTGTAGAAGAAGCAACAAGATTATTATTTTATAAGACTAAAGTTGAATATTACCCGGCACTTAAAACTTATCTGTTATTTTTAAATTATATGCCAACTTGTATTAAAGGAATTAAAGGAAAAGATATTTTATCATCCAATATTCCAGTTGATATGAGAATAGCAGATTTACTTAGAGAAATAAAATGAATGAACATATTTTTAAAGATATCACGGAAGATGTTCCCGCAAACTCATCAGGTGCTGGGGCTATAGCGGGCCTTGGTGTACCTAATCCAAATTTACCTAATCAAGCAGAGCCCGGCGTAAAGAAACGCAAAAAATTTGCAGGGTCTACTGTATTTCCAGTATCAACTAAATCTTTTGTGATGGCTAAAATGTTGAAACGAAAAGGTGTTCGTTTTGAATCATACCTTGGTGACCCAGATATCGCTAAAGAAATCGCTGAGTATGCAAATAAAAATTGGAAAGAAGCAATAGTTCTTGAGGATGAGCAAACCGGAGCAATGTGTTATCTGAGATACGGTAGGGGAAATTAATGTGGTTGCTTAATTTTCTTCCGAATTATGTTTTTCACATATTATTCTTAGTAGGATTAATTGGCTCAATAGCGGTTTTATTTCCGTTACCAATTCTCTATAAATCTTCAATACAGATTATATCTATAGCAATACTCACCTTTGCTATTTACATGGAAGGTGCAATATCCAATCAAGCAGAATGGAAAGCAAAAGTTGCAGCCCTTCAAGTTGAAGTAGCAAAAAAAGAAACTATTTCCGCTACAATAACAACCGAGGTTATAACTAAATATGTTGATAGAGTAAAAATTGTGAAGGAAAAAGGCAATGTTATTATTAAAGAAATACCAACGTATATTACTAAAACTGACGATTCTAAGTGTGTTGTGCCTAATGGTTTTGTCGTGCTCCACGACAGTGCCAGTAGAAATGAAGTTCCCGACACCACCAGAATTGTTGATGAAAGAGCCTCCAAAATTAAAATCTCTGGAGTCGCAGAAACTGTAGGAGAAAATTATAACACCTATCACGAAGTAGCAGAGCAACTTAAATCATTACAAAAGTGGGTAAGAGACCAACAAGAACTTTTTAATAAACCAGTAAAATAAATGGATTTTTTTGATGCGTTAGCAAAGGGATGGCCAATGTTGTTGGCTATTATCACATTAATAATAGTCCTAGCGAAGATGGATGTACGGTTGGCTGTGCTGGAAGAAAAAATGAAAGTAGCGTTTGACATAATCAACAAATCAGGAAAATAAAATGGAACTAGAACAATTACAACAATTACTTCCTAAAAACCAAAATGTAGAACAGTGGTATGAAGCACTTACAGAGGTGTTACCATATTATGGCATAGACACACCTGAACGTATGGCTGCATTTATTGCACAATGTTCACATGAATCAGGTGGATTTTCAGTGCTAAAAGAAAATTTAAATTACAGAGCAGAAACATTACGAAAAGTTTTTCCGAAGTATTTTCCTACAGATGAGATGGCTAAATCTTATGCATCAAAGTCAAACAAGCAAGAGATGATTGCTAACAAAGTATATGCTAATCGTATGGGCAACGGACCAGAGGCTTCTGGCGATGGTTCCAAATATTGTGGTCGTGGTTTAATTCAACTGACAGGTAAGAACAATTATCAAGCATTTGCTGATAGTGTAGAGATGAATATTGAAGATGTGCCAGAATATCTTTCTACATTTGAAGGTGCAGTGAAATCTGCATGTTGGTTTTGGGAAACTAACAATTTAAACAAATGGGCTGACACTGGTGATATGTTTAATTTAACTAAACGCATCAATGGTGGCACTATAGGGCTTGAAGACCGCATTAAACATTATGAACACGCACTACATGTTTTATCGGAATAGAGTAATGTTATGGTCACAAAAAAACCAACAAGAAAACCTAAAATTGTTGCTCCTGAGCCTGTAGTAGTCAAACCTAATAAAAGTTTACCTACCGCAGCTTTCGGTTTAATTATGATAATTTTAACTAATTATCAATCTGAAGTAAAACAGGCATTAGCCTTATTATTAAAAGCGGTTGTATGAAAATAATAGATAAATTTTTAGAACACAGTAAAATTCCTTATATTATATCTGGAATTATATTTTTGTGTAGTCTTGGTCTTCTGACTATGTTCAAAAATGCAGAAGGTCAACTCGTTGAATTAAATCAAGCAGTATCATTTAGCCATGCATTAGCAAAATCGTCAGATGATTTGACTAACTACGGCCGATATTTTGTTGCAACAAAAAATGAAATTTGGCGCACTGAATATAATAACGTATTGAAGATTAGAAATGGTGTATTGCCTGATGAAAATGGAATAAAAAAATCATTTAAAGAAAGATTAAAAGATGGTCCATTTTTACAAAACGAATTGGACATACTTCTGAAGGCTGAGGAGCAAAGCAACAACTTAGCAAAACTAGAGACAGAAGCATTTGTATGGATTGATAAAGGCAAACCAGAAATGGTTGATGATATTCAAACACATCATTTTATGGCTGCACAATTGTTAATGTTTGGTGATGAATATAAAAACTTCAAAAAAGAAATAATTTTAAACACACAAAAGTTTTATAATGCGGTTGATGAAAGATTAAATACAAAATTTAAATTTTATATGACAATGGCTTGGTCTTTAATTACTATTATCAATTTAAGTTTATTATTACTTGTAATGATTATAATACATAAGCACGAAGAAAAGCCTGTAATAAAAAGAAAAATAATTAAGAAACCTATTATACTGAAGGATGAGGTATGACAAAAAACGAAGACTGGATGCAAAATAAATGGCGCCCAGCAATGGGCTGGATGTACATGATTATATGCTTGCTTGATTTTGCTATTTTTCCTATACTGTGGAGCCTTTTGCAGGTAGTGACGAAACAATCAGTAACACAATGGCAACCATTAACACTTCAAGGCGCCGGGCTATTTCATCTTGCAATGGGTGCAGTGTTAGGTATTGCTGCATTTGGTCGTAGTCAGGAAAAGGTAGCAGGTATGGCAAGCAATTCGTTGAATACTACTTCATTATCAATGAAGCCGAAACCTATTCAAGAAGAGCAGCCTGCACTTTAAAATGATACACATTACCGATTTGGCATATAACAAAATAAAAAAATTAGTTATTGACCGAAATAAAGTTGGCATACGCATTGGAGTTAAAACTACTGGTTGTAGTGGATTAGCCTATGTGCTAGAATATGTTAATGATTACAAGCATGAAGTCGGTATAATTAATTATGGGCAAAAAGATTTTGTTGTTCTTGTAGATATGAAAAGCGATGTTTATGTAAATGAGATGACAGTAGATTGGGTTCGTCAAGGATTGAATGAAGGTTTTAATTTTGTCAATCCAAAAGAAAAAGACCGCTGTGGATGCGGAGAAAGTTTCAGAGTATAAAATGGCACACTTAGTATCAAACTTACCTAGAATTAGATGTTATATCAGAAAAGAATATCTCTACAATTTTGAAAAAGGATTTGGTGAATACGTACCTTGCATTTGGGTATCAATCAAATCAATGAGCCGTAGAGCATTTTTCATTGAATCTTATCTACCCGAATATGGTGCATTGTATGATAAACTTCCATTGAGTGCATATGTGTCTCGCACAGATAATGTTACTCAGTCAGAGTTTTTGCCTTTAGACCATTTACAAATATGGGATTGTTTATCGTATGATTTTACCGTGATACAAAAATCATTTCTAATGAATCTAAGCGGTAAGTTTTACGCTAAGAATAAAGAATGGCATCAAGGAAATTATATGTTTACTGTTGATAATTGTGCATCAGATGAATACCTAGATGTAGGTGATGCAGAAAATCCAGAAGACCATAAGTCATATAACTTTCTAGAACTTGACAATGGTCAATATGCGGCACAACCAAACAATCGTTGCATATGGCTTGATGCCGCAAGCAATCCAAAAGAATTAAAGTTTCCAGACTTTAAAGTTTGCACTAAGAAATATATTGTTGAACAAAATCCTAAGTGGGCAATAGGTGATGCAGATACAGTAATGTACGAGTAGAAAAAATGATAATCGTAACAGAGTCAGCAAAAATTAAAATATCAGACCTTCTTGCAGAAGAGAGTAATCCTAATCTATTTCTAAGAACCTTCGTGCAGGGCGGTGGTTGTTCTGGATTTAGTTATGGGTTCACATTTGATGAGATACAAAACGAAGATGATTTTGAAATGCCTTTAGGGCAATCAAAAATATTGATAGATGCAATGAGTATGCAATATCTTCAAGGTGCAAGTATAGATTATAAAGAAGACCTGCAAGGATCAGAGTTTAAGATAACCAATCCTAATGCACAATCCACCTGTGGTTGTGGCAGCAGTTTTTCCGTTTAAATGTAATTGAGGCAAAAATTGTATAATGCAAAGTACCATATGGACAATTGCATTAATAAGTGTTGGTATTGTTACACCAAACATACAGCACATGGGCTATTTTTTGGAAGAAAAGGATTGCAAACAAGCTTTAGTTGAATTAAAAAGTCAAGAATTAGGTTTAAAATTAAAAGGTGTGTGCATTCAACATAAAGTGCCGCCAGACCCACCTCCTGTTGTAGCACCGCCGCCATTAAAACCTCCAACACCTACCGAATCGTTCGGTTCAAGTGATGCGAAGTCTAAGAAAAAATGATTGACCCATTCACAGCATTTGCTATGGCACAGGGCGCCGTAAAAGGTATCAAATCTGCGATACAATTAGGCAAAGACATTAATGGGTTGTATAAAGAGTTTAGTCAATTTTATCAATCGGCTGATGCGGTACATATCGCATCATCAAAAATGCGAATGGAGAGTGTTGGTAAAAGTGATGCACAACTAAGCGCACAAGCATTACAGATTGCAATGGCGTCTAAAGCATTGCGAGACCATGAACGTGAATTAAAAGATTTATTGGTATGGAGTGGCAATGCAAAAGTGTGGGAAGATATGCAAGCAGAGCGTACAAGGATGGTCAAAGAGAGAATAGCAGCAGAGCAGGCAATAGAAGATAAAAAGTATGCAGATAGAAAAGCAATGTACGAAATGATGATGACCATACTTTATATAATTGCTGGATTAATGATATCATCACCAATTGTTGGAATAACATGGTGGATTATAACAAACAAAGGACTATAATGTTCAAAATAATATTTGTATTCATGATGACTTTTGTGATTACTTCAGTAATGGCTGAAGTAAGAACTATAAATAAACCTATTGTGTGTGAAGAAACGAGTGTTGTTTTATCTACTCTATTTTCTGGTGAGTATCAAGAATTTCCGATCTGGATAGGTATAGGTGAGAACTCAAGATATTCTCTGTTTGCTAATGAAAAAACAAAGTCATGGACATTAATACAATATGATGAAGAAATTGCATGTGTCTTGGGTGTAGGCTCACATTATCGTATGGTGTTTAATGGCCCATCCATTTAACATAAATAATAAACTAAGTTTTTAAAGGGCAATCTAATGGTAACAACGACAGAGCGACTCGGCATTGTAGAGACTAAAGTTGAAAATATTAATGAAAAAATAGATAACCTTAATGACAATGTTCGTGAAATGCACGATTGCCTAGATAAAACCCGTGAAGACTTGACAAAGCAGTTAGAAAAAATGTATAATGCATCATGCGAACAACACTCAGCACTTGGTAAAGAAATTGCTGAATTAAAAAAACTAAAAGACAAGTGGATTTGGATGTTTGCTGGCGGTATCACTGTTATTGCATTCATTATATCCGATATGGAAAAATTTATAAAGTTTTTTAGTTGAATTTTTTGTGATTCAAGTTAGGTAGAATCAATACATTTTTGGTATTAGTGAGAAGTATATTGACATTTCAACATAATTGTTGTATAATGATAGACTATGTTATCTACAGACTTAAAATTCACCCTATTACTATCTTCCAAATTTGAGAAGTTTCAGCGCAAGTCTGATTACCTTTTCAACTGTCGGTGCCCGCTTTGTGGTGATTCACAACAGCATAAAAATAAAATGCGAGGGTATATTTACCGAAAATCAAACAGTTTGTTTTATAAATGCCATAATTGCGGCACAGGAACAACTATTGGTAGTATAATTAAACAATTAGATTCCAACTTATATAAAGAGTATTTGTTAGAGAGATACACCACTGGTGAAAATGTCTCGCACATATCTGTACCTAAATTATTTAATATTGCGCCAATACGATTCGGTAAACTCAATGATGCCATATTTGAAAACGCAGAAAGATGTGATAGTTTACCTGACACACATTTCTGCAAAATATATTTAACGAAACGAAAAGTACCAACTTCATTATTTGATAAACTATATTTCACACCTAATTATAAAAAGTTATGTGATGAAGTATATCCAAATCACAATAAAGAAATTGTAAATGATGCTAGGCTTGTAATACCATTTTATGATGAATGGAATTCATTGTGTGGTATATCTGGTCGTGCTTTGACTAGTGCTAAATTGCAATTGCGTTATGTAACAATTAAAACAAACGATAGTTTAAATAAATTAATCTATGGGCTTGATAGAGTTGATTTTAAGAAACCAATTAAGATAGTAGAGGGTCCTTTAGATTCCCTGTTTCTTAATAATTGTTTAGCATCAGGCGATTCAAGCTTAATACAAACTGCTAAAAATGTCTCTGCTATTGAAAAGATATTAATTTTTGATAATGAAAAAAGAAATAAAGATATAGTTAAATTAATGAAGGATGCTATAAATTTAGGACACAATGTGGTTATCTGGCCTGATAATATACAAGGAAAAGATATTAACGAGATGGTAATGGGTGGGCTGTCGTTAAGTGAAATTGAAACCATCATAAGTAATAACACATTCAAGAATATAGAAGCACACACCAAATTGCTTTTTTGGAAGAAAGTATAATATGAAAATTAAATTGATAAGTTCTAGTAAACCATCTAAAGAATTAATCTTAGAAGGATTATATGATGCACAGGAGTTAATAGCATTCTGTGCTAGAGTTTCAAATCCTAGCAACCAATTAAATACAGAAACAGCAGATAAGTTAATTAAATATTTAATCAAGAATAAACACTGGAGCCCATTGGAGATGGTCAGTGTTTGTTTAGAAATAGAAACAACAAGAGATATCGCACGACAAATGTTAAGGCATCGGTCATTTAGTTTTCAAGAATTTAGTCAACGCTATGCAGACCCAACAAAAGAATTAGAATTTGTAACACGAGAAGCCAGATTACAAGACACTAAAAATAGACAAAATAGTTTAGAGACTGGCGATGAAAAATTACAGGCTAGGTGGTTGGAACAGCAAGCATTTATTATTAAGTGCGCTAGAAGTGCATATGATTGGGCTATGGTACATGGTATAGCTAAAGAACAAGCACGAGCAGTATTACCTGAAGGCTTGACAGTATCTAGGCTTTATATGAATGGCACATTGCGTTCCTGGATTCACTATATAGAACTCAGGTCTGATAATGGCACACAAAAAGAGCATCGTGAAATTGCAGTAGCATGTGGTCAAATAATCTCTGAAGTATTTCCTCTACTAGAAACAATAACACAATAATAAAAGGTAAATTATGAAATATATGGGCATTGAAATAGATTTGCATAGAGATAAATTATTTGATGAATTAGGCATTAAACGATTAAAAGAATCTTACATGAGGGATGATGAAACATCACCGCAACAAAGATTTGCGTATGTTTCTAGTGCATTTGGTACTGATGATGCTCATGCACAGAGATTGTATGATTATGCATCAAATCATTGGCTTAGTTATAGCACACCAATTCTAAGTTATGGTCGTTCCAAGCGTGGCCTTCCTATATCATGTTTTCTGAATTACATTGAAGATACAGCCGAAGGTCTAGTAGATAATCTATCAGAAACTAATTGGCTGAGTATGTTCGGCGGCGGTGTTGGTATTGGTTTCGGCATACGCTCGGCCGATGATAAGTCAACTGGTGTTATGCCACACCTTAAAATTTACGATGCATCATCACTTGCATATAGGCAAGGCCGCACACGCAGAGGTAGTTATGCTGCATATCTTGATATATCACACCCTGACCTTATTCCATTTTTAGAAATGCGTAAGCCAACAGGTGACCCAAATGTTAGGTGTTTAAATCTACATCATGGTATAAACATAACAGATGCATTCATGCAAATTATAGAAAAATGTATGATTGACCCAAATGCTAATGACGATTGGGACTTAGTTGACCCACATTCAAATGAAGTGCGTGAAACTGTATCAGCTAAACACCTCTGGCAACAAATTCTTGAGCTTCGTATGCACACAGGTGAACCATACATTCATTACATAGACACTAGTAATCGTGCATTGCCACAATGGTTGAAAGATAAAGGACTAAAGATTCACCAATCAAATTTATGTTCTGAGATTATACTTCCAACAAATGAGGACAGAACAGCAGTTTGTTGCCTATCGTCATTGAACTTAGAATACTATGACACATGGAAAAACGATAAACTATTTCTAAAAGATGTAGCTGAGATGCTTGATAATGTATTGCAATTTTTTATTAATAATGCACCAGTTAGTATTTCAAGAGCAAAGTACAGTGCAAGCCAAGAACGCAGTATTGGTATCGGTGCCCTCGGGTTTCATGCCTTTCTTCAAAAGAATCATATAGCATTTGAAGGTGTAATGGCTAAAGTATTGAATAATCAAATATTTAAACACATCAGGAGTAAACTAAATGAGGCTAATCTTCAATTGGGTTCTGAGCGTGGTGAGGCACCCGATGCCGTGGGCACTGGCTTCAGGTTCAGTCACACTATGGCTGTTGCTCCAAATGCTTCTTCGTCTATCATTATGGGAAACACTAGCCCTAGTATTGAGCCTTATCGTGCTAATGCATACCGCCAGGATACTTTATCAGGCTCATCTTTAAATAAGAATCGTTGGCTTGATAAAGTTATTGAGAAACATTTGGCTGGTGATGGTGATATTGTATCACAAAAAGAATATAATGACATATGGTCATCAATTATTGCAAACGATGGTTCGGTTCAGCATCTAACATGGATGGATGAAAAAACTAAAGAAGTGTTTAAAACATCAATGGAAATTGACCAGCGTTGGATTATAGAACATGCAGCAGATAGGCAAGTTTTTATTGACCAAGCACAATCATTAAATGTATTCTTCCGACCTGATTCACACATTAAGTATATTCATGCTGTGCATTTTCTAGCATGGAAGAAAGGTGTCAAGACATTATACTACTGCCGTTCAGAGAAACTAGCAAAGGCCGATAAAGTATCCAGGAGAATTGAGCGAGAAGTCATTAAAGAAATTGATATGACTGCGCTAGTAGAAGGAAATGAATGTTTAGCATGTGAAGGTTAATTATGAAAAAAGTATTAATTACAGGTAACTCTGGCTACATAGGCTCACACCTATCTAAAATGCTAGAGGATTCATATGATGTATATGGATTAGATATTATGATGCCGCAGACAGATAAACTTAAAGATTGGTATAAGTACGATATTCGTGGTCCATTTACTCTTGATATTGAATTTGATGCAGTCATACATTTAGCAGCACTAGTCAATGTAAGTGAGAGTGAGCAATATCCTACATCATATTATGATACCAATCTAATAGGAACAATGAATGTTCTTAATGGTGTAAAAACAAAGAATTTTATTTTCGCAAGCACAGGTGCAGCAGCAGAATGTAAATCAGCATATGCAATTACCAAGAGAGCAGCAGAGCATGTTATTGAAGAGATGGCCTTAGTATACACTATCTTTAGATTTTATAATGTAATTGGTAATGATGGATTTGCACCAACAAATCCAGATGGATTAATGTATAATCTATTAAAAGCAAAGGAAACAGGTGAAATTACTATTTTCGGAAATGATTACTCCACTGTTGACGGCACCTGTGTCCGTGATTACGTACATGTTAATGAAATTTGTAATGCACTAAAGCAAGCAATTGAAAAGCCAAGTAATCAAATAGAATGCCTTGGGCACGGAGTAGGATACACCGTAAATGAAATCGTTGATACATTTGCTACAGTAAACAATATTAAAATAAAAACTAAAATAGGTCCAAGAAGAAAAGGTGATATTGAATCGTGTGTCCTTCCTACTGTATCACCGTTATCTTCTTACATGAGAAAAGACTATACATTAGAACAACTTCTTAAAGTATGAAAACTATTGCCTTGTTTATACACCAGCCATATTGTTCAGTACAATCAGATAATGGTATAATCAATGCACTATCGCCTAATTATAGATTTAAAATCTTCACTAGGCATGAACTTGAGGATAATTTCTTTGATGATGTGGATTGTATTGCAATACCAGGTGGTGTAGGTGATGCAAGTAAATTTAATCTATGCATAGGAACACACATTGCAAAAATAAAAAAGTTTATTGAAAATGGCGGTGCTTTTCTTGGAATTTGTATGGGTGCATATTGGGCAGGTAAACACTACCTTAATATTCTGGATGAAGTAGAGCCTGTACAATATATTAAACAACCGGGGACATGCACAAAAAGACCTCATGCGAAAAATCTAAGTATTATCTGGAATGATGAACCAGAGAAAATGTTTTTTTACGATGGGTGTGCATTAATAGGAAATAAATACAAGTTTGAGACTATTGCATCATATAGCAATGGAAATGCAATGGCTATTATTCAGCGTAACATTGGGCTCATTGGATGCCATCCTGAAAGCGAATTACACTGGTATAATTCATACAGTTGGATGCGAGGCCACTGGCATCACACTCGCCACCACACTTTATTATTGAATTTCGTAAACAAATTAATGGATTAAAAATGAAAAAAATACTCACTCACATTACCCTGTTAACAATACCTTTAATAGTATATTTCGGACTAACATACTCAATAGTAGCATTCTCACAGAATAAACAAAAGCCCGGTGTGACATATGATGCAGTATTGACAAGAGTGATTGACGGAGATACAGTTGCATTTCAAGCAAACTTTCTACCTGAGCCACTCAAGAAAGAACTATCAATCCGAGTATTTGGTGTTGATACACCAGAAAAAGGGCACCGTGCATCTTGCCCAAGTGAGAATGAAAAAGGGCTTGCTGCATCCGCATTTACAAAAGCACAAGTCAATGCTGCAACGAAACATCAAATTATTATAATGGACTGGGATAAGTACGGCGGGCGTGTCCTAGGTGATGTATTACTGAATGGTAAAAGCCTTAGAGTAATGCTAATAGAAAAAGGTTATGCAAGAGAATACTACGGAGAAGCCAAAACAACATGGTGCTAAAATATGAAGAAAAAATTTAATGAATTAAAATTAACTGATGAGAGGTCGTACTTTAAACCTTTTAAGTACGGATGGGCGTATGATGCATGGTTAAAACATGAACAATCCCATTGGCTGCACACTGAAGTGCCAATGTCGGAAGATGTAAAGGACTGGAAGAATAAGTTAAGTAAGGAAGAAAAACAATTCCTAACACATATCTTTAGATTCTTCACACAAGGAGATATAGATGTAGCCGGTGGGTATGTCCGAAACTACCTGCCATATTTCCCACAGCCAGAAGTCCGTATGATGCTAACTGGATTTGCTGCACGAGAATCGCTCCATATAGCAGCATACAGCCACCTAATTGAAACACTTGGGCTACCAGAAACAACATACAATCAATTTCTAGACTACCAGGAAATGAAGGACAAGCATGATTACATCCTTGATATATCTTTACAAAATGACTCAAGTAGTTCTATTGCTACTCATATTGCAGTATTCTCTGCTTTTACCGAAGGGATGCAACTATTCAGTTCCTTTATCATGTTACTTAACTTCCCTCGGACCGGTAAAATGAAAGGAATGGGCCAGATTGTATCCTGGTCAATTGTAGATGAAACAATGCATGCCGAATCAATGATTAAACTATTCCGGACATACATAGAAGAAAACAAAGAAATATGGAATGATGACCTCAAAGGAAAGATTTACACTATTGCAGAGAGAATGGTCCAATTAGAGGATAAGTTTATTGATTTAGCATTCTCAATGGGAGCAATGGATGGGCTTAATAATGAAGATGTTAAGCGATATATTAGGTATATTACAGATAGAAGACTTATTAGCCTTGGGCTAAAAGGAATAAACAAAGTAAAGATTAATCCACTCCCGTGGGTAGAAGAAATGATTAATGCACCAACTCATACTAACTTCTTTGAGAATAGGTCAACAGACTATTCTAAAGGAGCATTATCCGGCACATGGGAGGAAGTATGGGGAAGTTAATTAAATCTATAGTAGTAGTAATAGGAGTGGTAATAGCCCTATTAGTACTACCATTTGCAACCATCTGGAGTATTAATACTCTATTTCCTATTACTATACCATATACAATAGAAACATTCCTAGCCACATACTGGCTATTCCTTATTACACAATTGAAAGTAAAAAATGTCCCAACCAACTAAAATCATTCAAATAACTACAGCAACAACCAACTCAGGTACTATTATAGTAACAGCACTCCATTCCGATGGAACAATATGGTGGAGAAGCCTTATGACGAGTAGTAATTGGATTCAAGTAGTATAAAGCAATGAGCGATTATAATCATTTCTTTCCAATGGTCAGAAATGGCTGGATTGTTAAATTTTCAGTCCAAAAGAATAAAGAATTAATGTATATACTAATAGTTATAACATCACGTTATACAGCACAAACATTAGTAAGATACTTTGATAAAGAGTATAATGCAGTACAATATATTAATAAAATAACTCAAACCGATGCAACAATAGTAGATACATCATTATATTCTACAAAACAAAGCAAAAGTAGCATAATATTCCAAAAACCTGATGATTTGTAGAATATTATGCTATACTGATTAGTATTTTTTCGCACTACTGAGTATTATAGGGTAATATGTCAGATGTCAGACAACCAGAAAAAATGTCCAAGATGCGGTGTTAGCCATTGCCGAAAAGGAATTTATTGTAGCCTTTCCTGTGCCAATGTCCGAGAACAACCGGCGGAACTCCGAGAGGCCAAAAGCAAAAAACTCAAAGCGTACCACGCCAGCCCGGAAGGAATTGCCACCGCATCCATATCCAGGGACTTTATGCTGCAAATCAACCGAGAGAAGTGGGCAAAACCCGGAGAGTATTTGTTGCAAGACGAGGACTGGATGCTGAATATTACTTTTGATGACTCGGAGGATTCAGATATATACTCTGATGGTAAAGATATATGGAGTCCCTAATGAAGACATTAAAACACACCTGCGAAAACTGCGAGGCCGAATTCAAACTAATCTATGATGAGGAAAGCGCACCGGATATTCCTACATACTGCCCATTTTGCAGTGAGTACATAACTCAAGAGAGTGAAAAGTCCGATGAGTTGGACCTATGATGAGCAGCCAATAGACTTAGAGACTGTTGCTAATGGATTTGGTTTTGTCTATATCATAACTAATCTAGCCACACAGAGGCAGTATATTGGCCGCAAACTCTTTACTAAGGTCGCATACAAGACCACTAAAGGAAAACGCAAACGTATCCGAGTGAGCAGTGGTTGGGAGAACTATTGGGGTTCAAACAAAACACTACTAGAGGATGTGATGACTATGGGAGAGGACAATTTCCGCCGAAGAATCCTAAGATTTTGTGCCAATAGAAGTGAGTGTGCTTACTGGGAAACTTATTATATATTTGACCGAGGCGCCTTACTGAGTGATTCCTACTATAATGAGTGGGTGACCTGCAAGATATCCAAGCGGCATCTTACCAAAAATAAAGCTTGACAAGAATTCCGAGGCATGTTAAAATGCCTTGTGGGTCCGTTAAGTATTACTATAGAGTTAATATTAGATTATAAATTCTTATTTTAAGCACTTCCAAGTAGTTGATTCATATAGAGAATTTATACACCAATTTATTAAAAGAGGTTTAAAAGTGATATATGACATGTGTTGCATAAACACTACATTCCATAAATAGTTCTTGACAATTACCAGAATTCTGCTATACTGTAGTCTAGAGATTGAAAAGGAAACAAAGTGTCCCATATTGAACATCCCGCTGCATACGAGGCTGCTACACTGAGGAACATTGTAAACAATGCCACCAAGACATTCTATAGGACTTATCCAGATGCACCGGAGATTGTCCAGTTCCTCGGTGTGAACTACGGGAAGAATTCCTTCCTCACAAACCTTCTGGATTCTCTGAACACTTACGGCAAGTTGACTGAGAAACAGGTCATGGCTGTACGCAAATCCATTGCTACCTTTGCTGAACGTAAAGCACAGTGGGCTAGCCAAGCTGCTGAGAAAAACCTAACGAGAGCTTTCCTTGGTGAAGTATCCAAGAAAATTACTGTTACTCTTACAGTTAAAAAAGAAATTGTAGTTGACCGCCCTAAATTCTACTGGGCTGATTCTGGCACTAGCCTTCTCCGTATCTGCGAGGATGCTGCTGGGAATGTGATTGTATTCAGTGGCAATGCTGAATTCCCTACTGAGGGCAACACTGCTACCATTACGGCTACTGTAAAAACACACCGGTTCTACACTCAGGGTGATGTTTCCGTACCACAGACTATCATCATCCGCCCTAAGATTGTTGCGTAAAAGCAACA